TTGTGCATCATCTTACCAACACGAATATGTTCCATGAATTTATTCACGGCCTTAACCATAGTGTCGGCTTCAATTACATCACCCTGACGGTCTACCAGAGGCTTACCATCTTCAGTGATGACCGAGGCCCAACCATAAACCAGACGTTGCTCGTCATCTGTCTTAAGGATCTGACCCTCTAGGTTCGCTTGTTCGGAATCGTCCTTGGAGAGCATGTCTCCCACAGAGGAACCGGATTCCCACATCTTACAGGACCAATAACCAGCAGTGGTCTTATCAGTCTTACTGTCGCAATTATGTCTGGCTCGGAAGCTGGCCCTAGCTTTAGGGTCGTCCCGACGAATCTCCATCGTAGGACTACCAAAGGTCACACGCTTTACCTTGTCACCAGACTTAACGTACACACCAAACTTCTTGTTGCTGCCTTTAGGAAGACGGAACGGCTTGTCTAGCGTTACCTTCTCACCACGGTACTCAGCCTTATTCAGGTTGGCCTTAACCTTAGAAGCTACATCAGTCTTATTTACAGCAGAGTATGCAGCACGAATGGCCCGTTCTTCGGAACCAGTGTCCTCCAGAACAGAGTTAAAGACACTACGCCACTGACCCTGCTTAGACTCAGGAACATTGTCTTGTACTGCTTTGGGCAATTCTGCATTAGTGCTGTAGGGCATCACTTTCGTCCTTTGTAGAAAGCCTCTTCGATAGTCCCTCTGGAGAGGCCGATATCGTAAAGCTCTCGGTCAGTCATCCGTCGAAGAGCTTGGAGATCCTTCTTCTCCCGGCTCCTCATCTCGATCTTGTTCCACAGTCCCGTTAGAAGGCTCATAACTCAGTTCCGCAATATCCATCAGATCCCTGACTACTTCAGGGTGGTCGTCTACAGTAATGTTGGCTTGGTTCAGGTTGCGCAGGAAGGCAGAGATTTCTCTGAGGTCATGCGGTGCTACATCACCAGCTTTGATGTAAGGCATTGTGTCGTAGGAGAGACCGTTAAGTTGCCACAGTCGCTCAACGAGTTGCTTGTTAAGTACGTCGGTGATAGCGCTGATATAGCTCTCCAGCGCTCTAAGAAATAAGTCGGTCTTAGACTTAGATAACGCATACGAGCCACCGGAACTGTGTGCGCCGAGTAGAAGAAACTCAGACAGAACACTACGAGCAATATCATGCTGATAGCGGCTAACAATCGGGTCGATCTCAATGTTCCGAGTACCACTAGACGCCATCAACTCAATATCAAGGAGGCGTACATTCGTAGGACTACCATCCTTGTCGGGGTAGGTATCACTAGGCAGGATAATATAACCCTGCTCGTTAAATTTAACATCCCGCAGAACCTGCTGTAGGTCGGCTCGGATAGCAGCTTGGGTGGAGGTGGCGTCACTAGAAAGGTATTCAGAAGGAATACGAGCTACAGGAATACCTGCAAGCTCTCGTTCCACTGCAATCGCCTCAATAGCCTGAAGATTGTTCAGATACTCATAAGAAGTATAAGCATTGCGAAGAATACTACGACCAGCAGGGTCGCCGTTAATTGCAGTGGTCTTGTAGTATAGAGACTTGTTAATGGGGATATAATGAGAGTTCCCAAACTGAGAACCCTCCTGATACATGCCGAGAACATCACCAGACTTCTTATCTACATCAAACCGGGAAACCGTCCACGGCGCTCTAGAGGCCAGCTTACGGATACCAATACGGCCATCACTGTACTTAGAATACTTCTTGTAGTCCCGGAACTGTGGACCGCCCCGTCGCTTGTAAACTACCTCAAACCAAGCAAAGCCATACGAGAGCGAGGACAAAGCCTCTGCAACGTGATCGTCAAGAGTGTGGTCCATGTCATCTAAGACAGATTCAACAAACTCTTTTTCTCGTTGTGCTTCTGCACTATCGTTGGCCGCTACAACCTTTAACTCTACGTCACGAAGTACCTGCTCAGTGGCGTACATAACTGCACCAATGGTGCTGTCGTTGTCACGCATCTCACGATACTTACGGATGGCCTTCTTGCCACGAAGCTCTGGAAGGAACTCGTCTGCTCGAATTTGCCCGTTATGGGTATTGTCGCCAGCTACACCAAGAATCTTCTTGGCTTCTGTCTCCGAGAGCTTCTTTGGCATTAACGTAATCCTTTCGCAGAGCTATACGCCAGCTTTAGTTGGGGCTTGGCATAGCCCTGTAACGATAAGTCCGTAATGGCCCAGACAAGGGCATCTAGGCGGTCTGGTGAGCCTACAGAGCCTAGTGGCTCCCAAGTGACCATCTGATCCTCTAGATCGTTCAAGCCCTTTACATGGCGCACCTTGTGTTGTTCATACAGGGCGGAGACTGGCTCAGCACGGGCCATCTTTCCTCGACTAGCATGGACTAGCTTGATAGGCACCGTCTCAGACTCTGTTTGCAGAGTATGGCGAACCATATCTCCGCCCTGATTACGTTCGGCGACAATGCGATCAGCTTGATACTCTTCAAAAAGAGACACCGCCCTCGCAGCCCATTGCTGAGGAGTGTAGCGATCAGTGTAGTCTGCCAGAACGTAAGCGATACCGTTGATGTCTACTCCAGCCACTACAATCCCTGTCATATCAGATTCAGAGTTGCTGGTGATGGCCGGGTCGATTGCTACTACAATCCTATTAAGGTCCGGTACTTCTTCTTTCTCTATCTCACACTCGGCTAAGAGAGACCTACTCCACAAGGCTCCAGACGCCTCATCCAAGATCTCTGCATATAGCTCTTGTCTACCAAGCCTCGTCCCCTCATACGTCTTCTTAACTGCGTCTAGGAACGTACTGGCTAGGTTAGCCTCATTGTCGTAAGTGGAACCTGTAGAAGTTACCGTCTTATCGTCATTGAGGATGTTTCTTAGTAATTTCGTCGTTTTAGGCGTCGTAGTGATAAAAACTACAGGATGTCGGCCTAATCGAAGCCCAAACTGCAACATATCCCATGTTTCTTGAGCATTACGCCAAGCACAAAGCTCATCACACCATGCAGAGTAAGCCTGCGGACCTCGTAGTCGCTCTGGGTCTTCAGCAGAGAAGAACACCGCCTTAGCGCCATTGGCCCATGTTATCGTGTTGTTAGTAGGAGACCATTCAGGAAAACCAATGTCTTTGCCCCGATAAGTCTTGTCACCCTTCCAACATACATTCAGAAGGCCACTATCACCTTCCACCATAACCCTGCGTACATCCCCCTTAGTAGGAGCTACACAATGTACGATCTTGTCACCTTTACGGATACGGTGCCTGACCCACTCAGCCCCGGCTCGGGTCTTGCCCCAACCTCGTCCCGCTAAAGCTACCCAAATATCCCAGTCATTGCCCTTCGGCTCTGTCTGGTTAGGCCTAGCCCAGAACTCCCAAGTGTGTCGTAACTCTTCCGCTTTAGCCGGGCCTAGCTTCCTCATAATGGAAGCAACTTCTTCGTCAGGTAACTTTCGTAAGTCTTCAGCCGTTATCGGTAGGCTCATTGTCGGGGGTCTTACCAAGTAGGGTCATAAGAGCATCAATAGCAGACTCATCCATATCGGCGTCTACATCCTGCTCTTGCTCATTAACAGTGGAATTAGGAGACCATCCACCCTTAGAACGGAGATACAACTCCTGAGACTTGAAGTCACCTTCAAGAGCCTGTTGTACGACCTTATTACCAATCATACCAACAATGTCGGAACGCTCTTGGGCGATATCCATCCCATAAGTCTTATAGAACGTAGCCATCGAAGATGGCGCATCCTGAAAGTCTTGAATAGCAGCCAGAATGTCACGAACAGTCACACCGTCTCTAATCATACGGCGTACTTTATTCGCTATCGCTTTCTTGTAGGGAAGTGCCGCTGGCATACTACAAACCTAACTACAAAATAGGGGAGATATAGCCTTCTCAAAGGCAAGACGGACCTATCCTTAAATCCGTGTAGCAAACTACAGTATAAACTGTTAGTTAGCGATTATCGTCGTCGTCGTAGACGAAATCGCATACTGTAAGTTTCTACTATAGTATAGGATCCTTTTGAGGATAAAGGTATACAACTTTTTGTAGTTTTTTATAAAATAATTTTTAACTGTGATATATTAATCACTATGTAGCCCCCTACCCCTGAAATAAGAGGTGCAGTGTGGCGAAAGTAAGGCAAGGTATATCGAAGGTCGAACCTTTTACTTTATGTTGTAGCCCAGTGTGTATGCACCCCCGGATAGATCGAATTTGTGATAATTCCAAGGGACCCATCTTGAATTTACCTTAAGTTTTACCTAAAGTGTGACAAAAAGGACACAACTTCCTGGAAATACTTTAAGGTGTAGACTTTTTGCTTGCACTCGCTGGGCGAGAGGGCAGCACTCCTACAGCTTTGTTTTAAACTTTAGGTACTACACAAAAAGCCAAGTCCATACGGTATAATACTACCGTAAAGACTTAGCCTCGTTTACTTATCTTCTTAAGCATTTTTCAGGCTTAGGCTTTCGCTCTACACCTGAAAAACGCTCGGGAGCTACGCCCTACAGGTCTCCTTCTCTTTCCGCTCTTTTGGCTTCTTCTAAACCCATAAAGAAATATTGCTTTTCTAGGTCTGTCAGTTGAGACGCTGTAACAGCCTTCCCTTCTTTATCGAAGTAATGCGGACCGACGTAGCCTTGTGGTTGTCTTGGGTCTTTCCTAGCGTGCCAGTTAAAGCCTGCTTCCCACGCTCTATCCAACTCAGTCTTGTTAGCCTCAATCGCTTTCAGGCTCTCTTTTAACGTTTTCATTTTACTTGCTCCATCCTGCTGTGAAAGCTTGTTCAAATAGGCGTCTCTTTAATTCTTTGGCGTGCCTAGTGCTAGGCGTCAGGTGCTCCCAAGTCTTTATGACTTCCTTGTCTGTTAGTGCTTCTCTAATGGCCATGGAGCGCTTGCTAATGCGTCCTGACTTCACTGTCGCAACGTAGTCCTTACAAGCGCTGTAAGAGCCTGCAAAGTACAAGACAGGCTTTTCATAAACATGTGCTTCGCTACGGTTAACGCTCCACACTTCCCAAACCTGATTTAATGGCTTTTCCATTGCTACACCTTCCCATGATAATGATACGAGATAAACGCCACGAATAACGTGACCGTGATAAGCATAAACACGAACTCACTAAACCTCATTTACCTAGATTCCTGCTGTTATCTTTCCAAAAGTCAAAAAGCAGTAAGGCGGCAGCGACTAGACTCTTATCTTCTAAACCGTGCTTTTCACACTGTTTGATGACCTGAACAAGAGTCGCTAGAGTGGAGTCCACTCCCTTCGACACTTCCTCAAACTTATCTTCCATTAAACTTCCTCCAGCCTGAACAGTTCAGACTCTTGCTCAATTAAAGCGTCTACATCAGCCTCTGAGAGCGAATAAGGACTATGCTGGACTAGGTAGTCCACCCTCCCAGAGATAGCCTCAGAGATGTACTCAGAGGCTTCTCCCTCTGTCTGAAAAATGCGTTTTTCTGGAGACGTGTCTAAAGAGGCTACATACTCAGAGACAAGCCAATA